TGGAGTGGCAGCTATTTGAATCGGAGGTTGTAATGGAACTTCAGGATTATCATCTTTAAATGCGTTAAATAACAATATGTTAGCATCTTGAGGATTGCGCCACGGCTCAGCATCCTGGCCACGCAATGCATCTGTTGATGCCATAAACGGACTTTGTATCATCTTCATCAAGCCATATGCTAATGATTGGCCAGCAAAGTTCTTAAGCTTTTGTGCTGCAATAGCATTGTAAACATAAGGTCTGGTCATAAACTGAACATGGCTATTATCAGGATTCTTTATGGTCTCACTATTGCCATCAAAGTAAATATAAGGGAAAGAAGGTAAATCTGTCTCTTCTTCCTCCAGGATGCGCGTTCCTATCATCTTATAACGGCATATCTTGGTGATATGTGTCATACGCTCATCAACAATCTGAGGAACTTGGCGTATCTCACCCATCAATTCCCAATCTTCTACAAATTCTTTATATTCATCCATGGTCATGGATTCACCATTAGTTAAAAGCACAATACGCTTCTTAACTTTCTTTTTATAGTAATAATCCATCAATAGGACTATCTCTTCATTGTCTGTTCGATAGGACCATTTGATACTGCTAAATGCATTAGATTGAGCAATCCCTATTAAATCTATATCAGGATAATCTTTCTCGAATTGTTCTTTAGATTGAGGATAAGCTTCCCAATAGAAATCACCATCATTCTTATCTTCTTCTTTAGCCATCATATCAAAGCCAAACATGGTGGCGTCCCAAACAGGTTTAACAAATATATCTTGATGAAATGAGCGCTCGCTTGAATAATCTGTATAAACTTTTGCGCCTGCAAATCCACCAACTAAAGTATCAGTAATAATGTCGTATTGGACGCTTTTAGTACGCATCTCATGAAAAATATGGCGCATATGTCCTTCAACAAAGTCAATTAATGCGGGGTCTATTTCCTTCCCATCCTTGCCGCCACACTTGACTTCATACTGGCTTTTGACGTACTCACCACGAAGCCTACTGATATAAGGCTCCATGATATTAAATTCCATGGGTGGTCTATTCTTTGATTGAAGCCATTGCTTCTCTTGAGCTGATAAAGTGGTAACGAATACCATCTGGACGAATTTATTAAAGCGGTCGTAGTTGGGTTTAAAATACTGATATGACTTTTCAATATTCTTCTTAGCTTTCTCAAACTTCTTGCGCTGCTTATGATTCATTGCAGGCAATTTGATTGCTTTTGAGGGCATTTATTTACACCTTGTTAATAATCCCATTGCACGCCTTATGTTTCTCTAAAGATAAGCGTAGGCTAAATACATGGTCATTCGCATATTTCAACTCTTCAGGAGTAAGCGAATCTAAGTTATCATCGCTAGGATTTTCTATCGCATTATAGATAAGATCCATTCTTAGTGGTTTATCCTTAAACAAATCTATTATATTACTCAGTAATCCCATTGCATCGCCCTTTGCTGTATATGCTGATTAGCCCTAAAGTCATCACCCATGGATTTTATGATACCTGTTGGGTCAGCTACTTTAGGCAATAGTATCTCTTCTATTAAAGCACATTGTATGGCAGTTTGCATGGTATCTGCTATATCATCATGCGCATGCGTGTTATTAGCCGTAATCTTACGGCAATGCTCACGGCATGATTCTATATGCAAATCACCCCGAGTAAAGCTAATCCTTCTAGATGCCACATAAGGCTGACACTCCAAGAACCTTTCAATCTTACTCACTGGCCGACCTTTACGCCTAGACCTCTCTATCTCTAATACCCTCATACCTTGCGTCTCTTTAACACTAGAATACAAAGTTGTACCCGTAGACTTAGCCTCAATAACAGCAATATCAGGCTTAATCTTATGCTTCATACACCGCATATAGAATGACCAATACACACCCTCCAAATCCTTAGGCTCAACATGCATCTCTAAACAATCTATCCAATGCAATCCCCAAAGATTAAGCTCCTGCACCCCAGCTTTAATCTTATACAATCCCCAAAAGCTAAACACAGACGCATCATTGTATGTCTTGTCAGTCTCAGCAGTATCAATAGTAATAAAGGTGCGCACAATCTCAGGCTCAAAGTCCATCACATGGAACCATTCTGGTCTGAATATACCACCACCCGCAGGCTGGGGATTCTGCTGATACTGCGATGAATATACATAAGGATTAAACTTAGCTTCTTTCTTCAAGAACTCTTTATCATGGACCTCAGGATATAAAGCATTACCAGC